TGGTGCAGTGACAAAGTGTACACTGAGTATCTGGTGGATCACCTGAAAGTTGAAGCGGTGGATGATGCACTCACACGTGCCATAGAGTTTGGCATAGACTGGGCAGAAAAAAACGCCAGCCCTGCACATGATTGCATGCGGTATGGCAACACCAATGTGTTATGCTATGCTGTCACAGCAGGCAGAATAAGTCCCTGGGTAATTTACAATTCGGAATCAGGGCAGAAATTTCTAAGCGAACTAGATGCCACACAGGTTGCCATGATATGGCCTTATATTGACAGTGATGCCTGGCAAAAGCGATTTCAGGACAGACCCCAGGATCAGGCGTATGCCAAGAACATTTTGAAACAAGCAGGATGGTAACATGATTAAAAATATTATGAATGGGGCAGGAATAAATGTCAGTAACGGCATTCACTCAACACTCTACATAGACATGACTCGAACCAGTGCTGGCATGGTCCGATACAACGGTAACAATTTTGAAGTTTATGACGGCAACTCTTGGATAATAATTCCCAGTGGAGATGCCCAGGTCATGCTCGATGGAGTGATCTTGGAATCTTTGCAATGGGTTCGTCACAAAATGACAGAAGAAAAGCGCCTGGAAGAATTGGCAAAAACTCATCCTAGTGTGGCTGACGCCATTGACGCCGTGCGTTCAGCTGAACAGCAATTGAAAACCATTGCGGCCTTGTGTAAAGTATGAGCGCAGATATTGACATTGACTTTGCGGATCGTGAACACATACTGAAACTGATTCAGCATACACCTGCACGGCAGATCACAGATGGACGTGCCAGACGTCACAATTCAGGAGTGTATGTCACAGACATTCCGCAAGATCCTGTCAATCACTGTGCTGCCATAGACTACGAGTCAGCAGAATCACGGGGCTATTTCAAACTGGACTTTCTAAACATGAGTGTGTATCAGTTGATTACCAGTCCCGAACACTATGAAGCTGTGCTTGCCGCACCGCCGCCCTGGGACCGACTGTGGAAAGATCCTGAATGGGCACGCCAGTTGGTTCACGTGGGCAATTACGGACACTTGCTGGAATCTATGAAGCCTGACAGCATACCCAGGATGGCTGCATTTATATCAATCATACGCCCGGGCAAGGCACACCTGCAGAATCAGCCCTGGCCCACGGTGTTTGATTCAGTCTGGGATGGTGATACCAGCCGGGGATATACATTTAAAAAGGCGCATGCTCTGGGCTACAGTGCTCTGGTAGCACTGCACATGAATCTGTTAGTCTAGGCGACGCACAAGAGTAATTGATCTTCTCTTGCTTTTCTTTCTGGCTATGTCCATCAGACAGCAGGTGGGGCCGTGTAGGATTTCGAGATCTTTGTTGACAAAGGTCCTGAGAGTGGGACGGAATTGATCCCATTCGCCACGCAGGAATATGTTGATAGGAATGCTTCTGTTGCTTTCCCACCACCAGGTTGATGCAAGTTCAAGAAACTGTAGTTTGTCGCCTTGTGCCTGTATGCTGCCAAAGTCATAGATGGTGGTCACAACGTCATCACGATTTTGTACCACTCCCACGTATTCAGCATTGGCGTACATGCACAGTGTTATAAACGGGTATTTCTCCGTTAGTTTTTCAAATATGTTATTACCCATCGGAGGTATTTATGGTCCGTGAATTTTGGATAAATAATAGAATATGTATTCCACCACCGTTTATCTTTATCAGCAAATTGTCCGCGTGTTACTAGTAGACACCAGCGGTGGATATTTCACCAAGAGGTACGACCCTGTGTATGCAAAACAACTAACAATCAACAAAGGAGTAGACAATGTGCTGCTCTTTGAATTCATCAATCAGGATCAAAAACCTGTGAACATTGCAGGCTCAGACTTTGTTTTTCGAGTGGTCAATCAAGCCGGTGACGAACTGTTGCTGACCAAGAACATGGAGATCCTGAGTTCAGCGCTGGGTCGTGTCAAGGTGGTGCTCAACACCACAGATACCATCAACATTCAAGCACAGCCAGCCAGCTACAGTATTCAACGCACAGCCGGCAACTATGTGCAGGCAGCATATGTGGATGCCAACAGTCAAGCACGAGCAGACTGCAACATTGTGGACTCGGTACTGCCCGAATTCCAGCCTAGTCAACCAGTCACTGTGCCTGACATTTACGGCAAAAATCAGTATGTGGGCACAGCACCCACAGGATATCCAGACTGGGCACTGAACCCTCAGCCAATCAATTCCGTACAAATGACTGAATTCTATTCCAGCTACATTGATACCACTGGTGCAAGTTTTACCACAGTCAAGTTTGATCTGGTTCACTACACTGGTACTGTCAAGGTACAAGCAGCTGAAAACTACCTAGCTGTCTGGACAGACGTAAGCGAAAGTCGCCAGTATCTGGATCAAACTGTGAGTGATTATTTCAACATTGTGGGATTTCATCCGCTGCTGCGTCTGGCGCTGAACAACTCAATTGGCTACGGTGCCACAGGCAATGTGCAGGTGACCAATGGTGTGGTAACTGGAGTCAGCTTGACCAATCTTGGACAGTACTATGTGGCTGCACCCTATGTTCAAATTCTTGGTGACGGAGCAGGTGCCACAGCCGTGGCCAATGTGGGTGCAACTGGAGTTGTCAACAGCATCACAGTGACCAATGGCGGCTCGGGCTATTTGCCCATGCAGTTTGCCAACGGCGGAACAGCAGCCACCGTAATCATCTCAAACGGCCTGATTCAGAACGTACAATACCGATAATCGTTGCGATTGTTACAAAAATCTGTTACACTAAGCAGATGCTGGACATTGTGAATTATCTACCTGCCAAGAAAAAATCTAGTGCATCAGGGTGGATCAGCTTTAATGCAGTGTGTTGCTCTCACAACGGCAACACACCAGATCGCAGAAGCCGAGGCGGCCTCAAACCCACAGAACAAGGCTGGAGCTATCACTGCTTCAACTGCAACTACACCGCTAGCTTTATCCTTGGCCGTACATTAAGTTATAAGGCCCGCAGGCTCTTGGGCTGGATGGGTGTGCCCGAACGTGAAATAGAATTGGCCAATCTTGAAAGTCTGCGGCACAAGAGCATACACGGCATTCTGGATGATAGACAACGCACCGTGGATGTTCTGGCAGATATCAAGTTTGAAGAACGCGACCTGCCGCCATTTGCTGAATTGGTTGGTAGCACAGGACTGCATCGCAACTATGTGCGATCAAGATGTGTGCCCGATGATTATCCTGTGATGACACAAACAAATCCCAGTCGCGAACAAGTGATCATACCATTCACACATCACAACAGCATAGTGGGGCACACTATTCGATTCCTGGATGATCGGCATCCTCGTTATCTAAATGACATGCAGCCAGGCTATGTGTTTGGCGCAGACCTACAACAATCAGACTGGACTCAGGTGATCGTGACAGAAGGCATATTTGACGCACTCAGCATTGGCGGATTGGCCTTGATGCACAATACCATAAGTGATGCACAGGCCCGACTGATTCGCAACCTGGGTAGAGAAATTACAGTGGTGCCTGATCAAGATGCAGCAGGTATGGAACTTGTGGATCGTGCTGTGGAACTGAACTGGGCAGTGAGCATGCCTGTCTGGGAAGATTGCAAAGATGTCAACGATGCTGTGAAGAAATATGGCAAACTAGGAACACTGCTAACTATACTGCAATCTAGAGAAACCAGTCGCATCAAAATAGAATTACGAAAAAAACAACTAGCTAAAAAACTAACATGATTGATCAAAGATTAATTGACAATAATACAGTTCATGCACAACAGTCTATAGTGTCGAGGCAACCAACATCGTCTAGCTCACTGTGGTTGATTCGTAATATATTTGACACTTGTATATTAGAAAAGTTAAAATGTTATATAGACGCAACTGCTGACACAGACTGGGCTTGGCGCGGAGGAGGAGGAAATCCTTTGAGAAAGTCAATAATGTGGGAAGCTGATTCGGTCATTGAAGAATTACACACAGTATGCGGGAATCTAACAAAATTAGTACAAAAAGAGTTATGTACTCCCGATATTGAATTTATGGCCATACAACTATGGAAAGATAGTGCAGGATTTAACATGTCCTGGCATGTTGATAAGCCGGTGATTCATGTTGCTCTTCAGATATATCTATTAGATTCTCCTGAAAATTACGGAACTACATTTGATACTGGGACAGAAGTGTTAACAGTACCACATGTGCATAATACAGGATATATGGCATTTAATAATATCAGGCACCGGATCACTTCGCCTGTGATCGAAGGAACTATACGATATTCATTCTATGCTATTTGGAAATTAAAAGAAGGAAATGAAACTTGTTAAAAGACTACAGCACTGATGTTCAAAAACTATTCCTGGAAATGATGCTGGAGGATGCTGCCAGCTACGTTCGGGTGCAGAACATTTACAATCCGGAAAATTTTGATCGTAGCCTTAAAACAGCAGCAGCGTTTATCAAAGAGCATTCAGAACAGTTCAAGACTCTGCCAGACCGAGCACAGATTGCCGCGGCCACAGGCATCAAGTTGAATGCAGTGCCAGATCTCAACGAAGGTCACTATGACTGGTTCATGACTGAGTTTGAAGCATTTACTCGACGTCAAGAACTGGAACGTGCTATCTTGAAAGCAGCAGACCTGCTAGAAAAGGGCGACTATGATCCTGTGGAGAAACTGATCAAGGATGCTGTACAGATCAGTCTGACCAAGGACATGGGCACAGATTACTTTGCAGATCCAGCAGCACGAATCAACAAGTATTTCAACTCGGGCGGACAGGTCAGTACAGGCTGGCCACAAATGGATCGACTGTTATATGGTGGGTTCAGTCGCGGTGAGCTGAACATTTTTGCAGGTGGATCAGGATCGGGCAAAAGTCTTGTGATGATGAACATTGCGCTAAACTGGTTGCAGCAGGGCATGAGCGGCGTGTATATCACACTGGAACTGAGCGAAGAACTCACTAGTTTGAGAACAGATGCCATGCTCACAAACATGAGCACTAAAGAGATTCGCAAGGACATTGACAGCACAGAACTCAAGGTCAAAATGGTGGCAAAGAAAGCTGGACAGTATCGAGTAAAGGGCTTGCCGGCACAGAGCAATGTGAATGACATTCGTGCATATCTCAAAGAAGTGCAGATTCAAACAGGTATTCGAGTGGACTTTGTGATGGTGGATTATCTTGACTTGGTCATGCCTGTCAGTGCTAAAGTCAGCCCCAACGACCTGTTTGTCAAAGACAAGTATGTGAGTGAGGAACTGCGTAACCTAGCCAAGGAACTGGGCATTCTGTTGGTAACAGCCAGTCAGTTGAACAGATCAGCAGTGGAAGAAATGGAATTTGATCACAGTCATATTTCAGGTGGTATCAGCAAAATCAACACAGCAGACAATGTGTTTGGTATCTTTACCAGTCGCTCCATGAAAGAGCGTGGCAAATATCAGATACAGTGTATGAAATCTCGAAGCTCGACCGGCGTTGGTCAAAAAATTGATCTGGAGTACAACATTGAAACCATGCGCATTACTGACGAAGGCGGGGACGAAAACGGCTACAACAAACCCCAAAGTTCAATCATGGACAGTATCAAGGCCAAGAGCCAGGTTGCTGCAAGCTCCGACGCCCCTTGGGCGCCACCTGCGGGCGGCACACATGTCTGGGACAAGCCCATGGTCAAACACGGTGATGTTGCCAAGGTCAGTGCAGAAGTTCAAAGCAACAAACTAAAACAACTGCTGGGGCAGATCAAAGCGTCATAATGCCAAATCAATTTTGTAGATATCTATCCAATGGGTATTCGTTTCAAATTGGCAGAAACAATGAGGTTGGTGTTAACCCTTGTTGTCTTTATCGGCGCAAAGGAATATTGCTGGGTCCAGATTTGTTAAAACACAGACAGGAAAAATTTAACACAATAACAGACTGGACCGCCGAATGTGACCGTTGCCGTGTATTAGAACAAGCTGGACAACTGAGTCTTAGACAAAGTGGAATTGACTGGATTGACGACAACGAAACATCTCAGGACCCAGTCAGTATAGACATATATCTTGACAACGAGTGCAATGCAGCGTGTGTAATTTGCAACGAAAATTCTAGTTCTTTGTGGATCAAGGAAAAGAAAAAACTCAACAACCAACCAGTAAAATTTTACAGTGACAAAACAATTATTGATCAGTCCATTGACAAAATTGTAAAAGCTGTGTGTTTGGACAAAGTCAAATATATTAAATTCTTTGGTGGAGAACCGCTATTTACAGACACGCATCTTAGATTTTTAAAACATGTGTCAAATCCTGGACAAGTCACCTTGCACTACACAACCAATGGATCAATATATCCCAATGATGAAACACTGGCAATGTGGCGCAACTTTAAAACAGTGATCTTTGCGGCCAGCATAGACGGAATAGAACAACAGTTTGATTATGTACGCTGGCCACTGCCTTGGCACAAAGTCAGTGACAATCTATTGCGTATCAAACACAATCCAGACATCTGGAATGTGATGTTTAGAATTGAATTCACAGTTAATTTTCTTAATGCCTATTACTTTGACCGTGTAGAAACCTGGGTATTAGAGAATTTGGACACAAACTCCAGCGGGGATAAAACAGAAATAAATCTTCATCCCTGTACAGGAATCTGGGACCTAAACAAAATGTCTCCAGGTATTAGAAATTTAATTTTGACAAAATACCCTAGCACTCACGTGATACACAAAATGATTAGCAATTTGCCGCAGACGTTGACACTGTATGAATGGCGAGATTTTGTCACTACCTGGGATTCAAGGCGCAACAACAGCTGGAAAACAGCATTTCCGGACCTAGTGGATCTGATTTAAAATGCTAAACTTGAGTTTACGCCACAGCGCCTTTGACCACAGCATAGCGTAGCACCAGTGCTTCAGCAAGACCACCAGCGGTGTTGTTTCTGACATAGATGGTGGCACTACCGGCTGCACATGCAGCATCAAGAGTGTACGACCCAATGGTTCCACCAGACACATGATTAATAACCAACAAGTCAGTGGCAGCAATTGTGCTATTGGTCAATACAAAACTCACTATGGTAGCAGCGGCCAAGTTGGTGTTTTGCATAGTAATTTGACCACTGGGTTTGTTTAGTGTAACACCGGTGGCTTTGTTAGTGGCCTGAGTCACAGTGCCACCACCTCCAGCAACATACCCAAATGGGTTGGTATACGCAGTGAGAGCACGATTCAGATCAAATATGGTTATGGTGGTTCCCGAATCAACTGTGGAGAATTCAAATTGATAAGTTCCGGTCGCTGCAAAAGTAATCACGTTGGCAGAGT